GTCCGCACGATCGTAAAAAGCGATAAATTTAGGGTTGTTTTTCCCGAAGTCAGACTAAGCGACGACAAGGCAAATTTACAAGGGTGGAATACTAATTATAGTAAACAGGTTGGATATTTCGGCGCAGGCGTTGGCGGTACTATTATAGGATTCGGAGCAACGAAAGTAGCTATTACCGACGACCTATATAGAGGGCTTGAAGACGCGTTAAGCGACACCGTAAACGATCGAATTTTACAATGGAAACAATCGACACACGACTCAAGATTTGAGAGCGGTTGCGCCCGTATTGATATTGGTACGCGGTGGAGTTTAAAAGATGTTATCGGAGTTAATATTGAACAAAAAATTTATGAAAAATCTATAATTGTAAGCGCCTTAACTGATAAATTCGAGTCGTTTTGTGAAAATGTGATGACTACCGAGGAATATTTGGAGAAAAAAAAGCGCACAAATCCCGACATTTGGGAGGCGGAATACCAACAAAGTCCTGTAGATATTCAGGGGCGTTTATTTGATAATTTAAACTTTATTACTCAACAGGATTTTAACGAAATAAAAGAAAATAACGCGATAGATGGAACGCTTGCGTATATAGATGTCGCGGATCAAGGCAAAGATTTTACAGCGTTGGCAATTTGCGCGTTAATCAATAAGCAATTGTATTTAGTGGATTACGTATTTAGCAGGGAAAACACGGACACAACTTTACCAAAATGCGCGGGTAAATTAAACGAACATAACACTTCATATTGTCGAGTCGAGTCAAATTCAATGGGCGCGATGTTCAGCAGGCAGTTACAAAAGTTAACGCCAACGACTAGAATTTTACAGGTTCATAACACAACGAATAAAGAAACGCGAATAATTATGAATTCGAGTTGGATCCAAAACAAAATTATTTTTGTGCAAACTGAAACGCCCGAAAACCATTTATTTATTGAAAATTTAGTAAGTTATTCAAAGGAAGGACGCAACAAAAACGACGACGCGCCGGACTGTTTAGCGGGCTTATCGATATTTATACAATCAATGTTTAAAAATAATTTGTAAATAATGAAAAAATTTTATAGTAACTTTGTAATTCAGAAAATTTTGCTATGGATATAAACTTTTGGGAAAACTTTTTCGGCGTTTCATTTAATCCGTTAGGTAGATACATAGACCAAACGCGCCAAATGTTGCCCGTTCAATCGCAAATATGGGGAAAAAAGGATGCTGTTTGGATTGACACAACGGATAGTTGGAGACTATTTTTAGAAATTCCTGAACTAAGAACCGTAATAAATAAAAGGGCGTCTATGATGTCAACTAATATTCCTTGTTTATACGATAAAGACGGCAATAAAGTTGAGGAACATTGGTTGCTTGATTTAATAGCGCACCCGAACGCAATTCAAAGTTGGAGCGATGTTATTTATAGTCTGTCAGTTCAGGACGCGTTATATAGCAATTCGTTCGCTTATGCACCCGTTCGCTCGTTTGGAGTTCGAAATTTAATCGTACCGTTGCCCGCTTCAAAAGTGAAAATCCATACTACCGGCAAGCGTTTAAAATTTATGGATGCGGACGATTTAATCGATAAATTTACGTTTAGATACGACGACAACAGCGACGAAACTATTCCGTGGTTAGATATGATTTATTTAACAACCGACGACGGCATGAACGTTATTAAACCCGTTAGCCGTATAGATACTTTAAAATATCCTTTATCTAATATACGCGCTCAATATCATAAACGAAACGTATTGTTAGAAAATATTGGAGCGATTGGAATTTTGAGCGCTCAACAAAATGATTTAGGCGGTGCAATTCCGATGACGCCCGAAGAAAAAAATACTATTCAACGCGATTGGTATAAACGACAAAAAGACGAATTAATAATTACGGAGGCGCAGGTTAATTGGCAACCTATGAGTTTTCCAACAAAAGATTTAATGTTATTCGAGGAATTAAGCGCTGATAAATTAGCGATAATTGACACTTACGGAATGAACGCAAATATATTTAGCAGTGACAAAGGCAGTACATTTGACAACGTTAGGGAGTCTATTAAGATGGTTTATCAAGATACTATTATACCTGAAACGCAGGCAATGTACGATTCATTAATGCACCAATTCGGACTAGATAAAGAGGGTTATTATTTAACCGCTGATTTTAGCCATTTACCAATTTTACAGGACGATGAGCAAATGAAGGCAACGGCAATAAAAACGCAAGCCGAAGGATATTCAATCTTAGTAAGGGAAGGAATTTTAACGCCGGAATATGTGGCTCAGGAGTTCGGCGTTGAAATAATTAAACCGGATCCAAAAGAGGCACAATTAGCGGGCTTAATAAACGCGCAAACTGAATTAAGAGGAACTGTTGGAGGTTTAAACGGAATTATTGCAATAAATAGCGCTGTTTCAACTAATCAAATGAGCAGGGAAACGGCAGTTAATACCTTAGTTAATTACTACGGTTACGAACGCATAATTGCAGAGACTATGATAACAGCAAAACCCGAAATTATAATACCTAATAATACGCAAATATGAAAAATAATATTTACAGCACAAAACAAGCAAGCGAAATAAAGGATTTAAACAGCGAAAAACGAGAGGTTGCCGTTTACTTATCTATATTTGATAATTTAGATTCCGATAACGACGTAATAACAAAGGGAGCGTTTACAAAATCTATTTTAGAACGTGGACCCGACAGCATAACAAATCGTAAAATTGCTTTTTTAAGGCACCACGATTGGCAACAACCGATTGGCAAATTCTTAAAATTAGAAGAGGATGTAAAAGGTTTATTTGCTGTTGCTCAGTTAGGACGTTCAACAATGGGCGAGGACGCATTTAAAGATTACGAAGACGGAATTATTCGAGAACATTCAATTGGATTTCAATACTTAAAAGACAAGGTTAATTTTATCGAGGATAAAAATTTAGAGGGTGGCGGTTACCACCAAATAAACGAAGTAAAATTATTTGAAGGTTCGGCTGTAACTTTTGGATCCAACGAGGAAACTAACGTAATAGATGTTATTAAAAGCCAAAACAAAACGGCGTACATTGATAAAATAACAAATGAATTAAACGTGCAGGTTAAAGCGTTAAGCAACGGCAAAGGGTCGGACGAGCGCCTGTACGAAACAGAGATGAAAATCAAATATCTAAATAGTCAATTAGTTTTACTTGCTTTGTCGGAGCCAATGGTAAAAAATTATTCCGTAATTAGCGAGCCAATGAAAAAAGACGTAAATTTATTTGATTGGAATAAAGTAGTAAATAATATTAATTTTAAAAACTTAAAAAAATGAGTGAAAATTTAACACCGGAACAAGCGGATTTTATCGCTAACTTAACACCGGAACAAGTATTGGAAAAAATTAACGGTTTGTTTGACGACGCTATGGAAACAATGGCAACAGTTGAGCAGGTTGAAGAATTAAAAAGCGCGGTAAACTCGCTTAAAAATTTAGACAAAAAAAATTCAGAAATGGAAAAAACAATTGCACGTTTTGAGGGAAAACTTGAAGCGATGAACTCGAAAGCAGTTCACAGCGTAGAGGCTCCGAGCCGTTCGTTAGGTCAAGCAATGGTAAAAAGTTTTACTAATAATCATAAAACGATTTTAGATACTATTGAAAAAGGACAAACTTTTAATTTAGACGTTAAAACGGACACCACAATTACAGGCGACTATACCGGTAATATTGCTTTATCTGTTTTGGATCCTGAAGTTAACCGTATTGCACGACCTACACGAAGAATTTTAGAAATTGCAAACGTAGGCACAACGACTTCTAAATTTGTAACTTATATTCAACAAACGACACAGTCAACAGGCGCGTGGGTTGCTGAAGCGGTAGCAAAAGCGCAAGGCCAAGTTCAATATCAGGAAGTTTCAGTTGAGGTTAAAAAAGTAGCGGCTACTTTGAAAGTTTCTAAGGAAATGATGAGCGATTTAGCGTTTGTTTCTTCTGAAGTAAACATTGAATTAATGGCGAACGTTGAGCAAAAAATCGATTATTCTTTACTTAACGGAGCAGGCGGTACGGATTTAGTAGGTTTAGTTTCAACAGCGACTACATGGGCGGCGGGTACCTTTGCCGGTACAATTACACAGCCTAACGTAAGCGATGTTAT